AGACAAGCCCACTATGCTATACAAGGTCACAAATTTGGTTCAATGAAAGATGCTCCAAATGCTGCTGCTATTATTGCCAAACGTGAAAAAGGCATGGATCGGGCCTCTGACAAGATCGTTGCTAGAAAGAAAGCAGAAGACGACAAACGTTTGGCAGTGTTGGTTGCAAAACTTCCTGAACTAAAAGCAGAATACGAACAAATGAAAGCCAAGTATAAATCCTTGGGCGGAAGTAATTGGCAATATGCAGATCGTGAACAGAATCTTTCAGCCAGCGAACGCGAAGCACGTTCAATGGAAGGTCCAATGAATAACCTGTGGCGTCAGATTCAAGACGCCGAAAAGGCACAAGGCACTGTCAAAGAAGATACCACCAACAGCCCGTTGGAACTTTCTAGCATGATTTTTTCTACCATTGAAAAAACATATCCTAAATTAATTGCCAAATTTGGACAAGCAACAGTCAGTGACGCCATAATGTCATCAGTGGAAGAAGCCGGGCCTGTCAGCAGCATGGACGAAGTTTATTCTATTTTACAAGACGTAATACACAAGTTGTCAAAGAAAAATGCTGCGAACACCACAGGTCTTGTGAAAGAAGCCAAAGTCTATTATAATGTCATTGGCACACCGGCTGAGAGTTTGCGCAAAGATTTTTTGTTAACCCAAGATAATCAAGGTTGGTATTTGCATGAATCTGCAAGCAAGCATTTTCATCAAGTTGCTGAAAAAGCGTTTGGTAAACCAAGAAAGATGTAATTGTGAGATTATTTGAATTTGAGCAATCTGGTAACAGAGGTTTAACTATCTTTGATATCGATGACACTCTCTTTCACACAACCGCAAAGATCAATGTTGTTAAAAACAATCAAGTGATCAAACGTCTAAGCAACCAAGAGTTTAATACATACAACCTTGAACCCGGCGAAGAATTTGATTTTGGTGAATTTAAAAATGCAGAAAAATTTAATAGAGAAAGCAAACCAATCAAACCAATGATTAATTTGCTAAAATCTATTTTAAAAATCGGTGCCAACGATCGTGTTATCATGCTTACTGCTAGATCAGACTTTGATAACAAAGAATTATTTTTAGATACATTCAAACAACATGGTATTGATATGAATCGCATTCATGTCCACCGAGCAGGCAACATACCCGGCAAAGCATCACCAGCAGAAAAAAAAGCAATCTGGGTCAGACAATATTTGAACACTGATAAATTTAGGCGTGTTCGTTTATACGACGACAGCATGAATAATCTGGTGGTGTTTAAAAACTTAAAACGTGAATATCCAGAGGTTGATTTTCATGCCTACTATGTGGGACCCGAAGGTGACACCAGTGTGGTCAAAGAATATAATTTAGCAGCTTTTACTGGGAGTGCTGATGTCATTGGCGACGATTTGCCTTTTAGTCCAATTGGCAGTGTTGCTAGATCACAATACAAATAAATATAAAATTAAAGGTATATAAACATGGAAGAACTAGTTAAAGCAATGAAAATTGCATTCGCATCTGAATTCAGCTATTATTTAAAATCACATTTTTATCATTGGAATGTTGAAGGACCTAACTTTCCACAGTATCACGAATTGTTTGGAAAAATATACGAAGAAGTATACGGCAGCATCGACAACTTTGCAGAGAATATCCGCAAACTAGGCAGCTATACTCCAGGCAGCTACACTCGCTTTAGCATGCTGACTCAAATTGATGATGAAATGCAGGTCAAACCAGCAGCTGACATGGTTGCAGAATTGCTCGACGACGGCGATAAAATTGTCAAAGTATTAGAAATGGTTTATCATCTAGCAGAGGAAAGTCATCAACATGGCCTCAGCAACTTTTTAGCTGAACGCATGGACGCACACAATAAACATAACTGGATGCTGCGAGCCACTCTGAAATAAACGCCAACAACTAAATTTGTTTTTCAATGAATAATTTTTGCAGCGGAGTAAATGCTGGATTGTTTGTCAGCGTCAATGGTGGTATTAAAGTTTGCTGTGCTGGAAGTTACGATCTAGGCAGCATCCGAGACAAAACTGTTGACAGTATCTTTAATGATAAAAAGTTTATACAACTACAAAAAGACAACAGTTCTAACAGTCCAACAGAGTATTGCGCCAATTGCAACACCATAGAATCCCAGGCCCCAGGCACCACACAAAAAACTGCATTCAATACACAATACCCTGCACAGACCACCCGAGAATTAAAATTACTTGACATACGCTGGAGCAATGTTTGTAATTTAAGTTGTAGATACTGTAACATTGACGACAGCAGCGAATGGAGGCGGTTACATAACTTGCCTGTTGAAACAGTCAACAAAGACTACACAGAAAGTTTATTCAATCTAATAGAACAAAATGTCAACAGCATTGACAGTGTGTACTTACTGGGCGGCGAACCACTGTTGCAAAAGCACAACGAAAGATTGTTGAACATTTTAAACAAAAATGTCAAAATTGATATTTTAACCAATGGCAGTGTTAAACTAGAAAACAATCGTATATACAACCTATTAAAAAAATTTCCACGAGTGTATTGGAATTTGAGTTTTGACACAGTTGGCAATAGATTTGAATATGTAAGACAGGGAGCAAGTTGGACTCTATTGGACAAGAACATAGATGTCATGCTCAATGACTTTGGACCAAATCACGTGACTTTTCATCCAGTGTACAGCCTATGGAACGCATTAAACTTAGAAGAATTTTATGCCTATGCACACATCAAGGGCAACAGATTGGTCAATTGGCAAATGGCTTTGCCGAAAGTTGATACAGTTGAATTTTCCACAGATAGCTTTACAGTGCCCGGACACAATCAAAAAGTAATAGAACGTGCTGTTGCCGAAATTGATAAGCTCGATGTTCCAGTGTTGCAATCAATTAAACAAACTCTGTTGTCTAGTGCAGCAGTAGAAAATAAATCTGCTGATTTCTTAGACTGGACCAACAAAATGGAAAACTTTATGCCACCTGCATATTCTTTTAAAGAGCTGTGGCCCGAATTAAATACATTATTACAGTAATACACATGAACATTGATTCAAATATTCAAACCATTTTTGAGCGTGAAGAAAATCGTCAAGCAACATACATAAACTTGATTGCCAGCGAAAATTTTGCCAGCGACGAAGTTAGATTCCTAACTGGCAGTGTCTTTACCAACAAGTATGCCGAAGGACTGCCATTCAAAAGATACTACAATGGTTGTCAATACATGGACGACATCGAAACATTGGCAATCGGTTATGCTACCACACTGTTTGGTTGTCAGTATGCCAACGTGCAACCACACTCAGGCGCCAATGCAAACCTAGCAGTGTTCAAAGCATTTTTAAAACCTGGAGACACTGTGTTGAGTCTAGATCTCAGCGAAGGTGGCCATTTGAGCCACGGCAGTCCAGTCAACATCAGCGGCGATTGGTTCAAGATTGTGCACTACGGGGTTGATCCAGATGGCAGTTTTGATTTTGAAAAAATACGTAATTTGGCCGAACGTCACAGACCCAAGATTATCATTGCTGGTGCCAGCAGCTACAGCAGAATCATCGATTGGCAAAAATTTAAAGAAATTGCAGAATCCACAGATGCTATCCTGCTGGCTGATGTCAGTCATTACAGTGGACTGGTTGCTGGCGGTGCGTATCCATCACCGTTTCCCTGGGCCGACATTGTTACCAGCACCACACATAAAACACTACGCGGTCCCAGAGGCGGTATGATACTCTGGAACAATGACAAACTGTCTAAGGAAATCAACCGAGCAGTATTTCCCGGCACACAAGGCGGCCCACTGATGCATGTCATTGCAGCCAAGGCACAGTGTTTTGCAGAAGCACTCAAGCCTGAGTTTAGAGAATATGCTCAGAATGTTGTTGCCAATGCAAAAACAATGGCTGAAGTTTTTAGGTTAAATAATGTTAACATTGTAAGTGGCGGCACTGATTGTCATATGTTTACTTTGGATTTGGGTGTCGAAAAATACAGTGGACGAGAGTTTGCCAACAAGCTCGAAGAAGAAAAAATTATTGTCAATAAAAATGCAGTACCAGGCGAATTTAGAAGTTTTACTGAAACCAGCGGAATTCGAATTGGCACTGCTGCTGAAACCACAAGACACGGAAATGATACTGAGTGGTTTAAACAACTTGCAGAAAAAATTGTCTCTTTATTGAGAAACTGATCTTGGCCTTAGGACCGAGTGGGCGGCTGCTGCCTTGACTTATACGATTCGCTACCGTATAATCAAAAGTGAGCTTTATCTTTTATGTCATATCAATTAATAAAAGAGCTTCAAGGGTTCAGTGGCAGCAAGGTATCATTGCTGCAGGGATCAAAGGGGCTGTTTGTTCGAAAACAAGGAAACGTCGATCGTAACTTGGAACGATATGACTGTCTGCGTGATGTTGTAAATATTCCAAAAATCTACAACAACTGTACGCCTGATTGTTTTGACATGGAGTTCATTCAAGGGCTTGATGTCAAACAATTCTTAAAATACAATGATTCAAATTTACTGGCTAATTTTATCATTGACACAATTGGCAAATTCAAACAAACTTCAGTATCAAAGGATTATACCGAAACCTACAGACAAAAGCTCAATTGGTTAGATACACAGGATTTTCTATTTACTAAAGATGAAATAATTGCTAAACTACCCAAGTATTTGCCGCAGAGTATCTACCATGGCGATTTTACATTGGACAATTTTATTTTTGGCAACAACAAACAATTTTATCTAATAGATCCATTGACCAGTGAATATGACAGTTATATTTTTGATCTAGCCAAACTACGCCAGGACCTGGAATCCAAATGGTTTGTTAGAAACGACGACTACTATCTTGATGCAGAGTTGTCAAAGTTACAACAAACAATTTTTAAAGAATTAGACATTGAAGTAGATAACTATTTGTTGATATTGATGTTGCTCAGGGTCTATCCTTACTGTAAAAACGGTTCAACAGAACAAGCATATATTAAAAAAGAAATAAAAAGATTATGGAAATAATTGTACCTGCCGCAGGATTAAGCACTCGCTTTCCTGGCCTTAGGCCAAAATTCACACTCACAGACTTTGAAGGCAAACTGATGCTTCACCGAGCATTGGCCCCATACATCGGAAAATACAACATCACAGTTGGTATTCTGCAGGCACATGAAACTGCGCACAATGTTGTTGATTTGATTCATCGAGAAATTAGCCCTGATATCAACGTTGTAATTTTGCCCGAACCCACCAAAGGTCCAGCAGACACAGTGAATGAAATAATCAAAAGATCAGGTGTTGCTTTAGACACACCCATACTAATCAAAGATTGTGATAGCTTTTTTGATCACGAAACACGCAACGGTAATTATATCACTGTTACAAAAATTAAGAAAAACAGTGTTCTAAAACAGTTGGCTGCAAAAAGTTTTGTGATCAGTAATCAACAAGGTATTGTTACCCACATTGTTGAAAAAGATGTAGTCAGTGATACATTTTGCATTGGTGGTTATAAATTTGATCGCGCAGGATTGTTTGCAGAACACTACGCAAAACTAAATGCCAATATAAAAGAAGTTTTTATCAGTCATGTGATAGAAAGCTGTATCCTCGATGGCGAAGTGTTCCTTGAAAATGTAGCAGAAAATTACAGCGACGTAGGAACAGTTGAAGAATGGTGGGACTACAACGGCAGTAGACCAACTATTTTTTGCGATGTCGATGGCACAGTGATACATGCACAACCAAGAAACGCCTACGGATCTGCACCTACCCCACTTAAAGAAAACATACAAAAACTTTTGCAGTTACAACAAAACGGTGCTGAGTTTATTTTCACTACTGCCAGACCAAAGTCTGCACATGATATCACAGTTGAAATGTTGACCAATTTGGGTTTCACTGACTTTCAGTTGCTGTCTGGGCTGCACAATAGTCAACGAATACTGATCAATGACTTTAACAATGCCAACCCTTACCCCAGAGCAGTTGCAGTAAACATCAAACGCGACACTGACACACTCAAGGATTATCTATGAAATTTCTAATCACAGGCATAGCCGGAGGCATTGGCAGCACATTGGGGCACCAACTTTACACACAGGGACACAGCATTGTAGGTATAGATAATTTCCAAAATGGATACCTTGATAATTTAGTAATTAACAATCAGTACTACTGCGATTTTTATCGTGCTGACATCAAAGATACCCATCAACTGATAGAAATCTTTAAAAAGACCAAACCTGATGTAATCATACATTTGGCTGCAACCACTGCTTTGCCAGTGTGCGAAAATGATCCAACAGCGGCCATTATGAACAATGTTGGTGGCACCAACAGTCTACTGGAAGCAGCAAGAATGTCCGACATTGGCACTGTTATCTTTGCTAGCACCAGTGCCATTTACGAAAACACAGACCCAATATTGGCTCCATTCAAAGAAAGTGCGCCCATCAATCCAAGATTGATTTATCCGCTGTCTAAGAAATTGGGCGAAGAACTGTGTGTGAGTTTTGAACAAAACTACGGCATGACTGTTCCGCGTTTGAGATTCTTTAATGTGTTTGGACCAAGACAGGATGTGCACAGAACCAGTCCTCCACTGATTAACTATTTGGTTAGAGAATTCGCAAACAATCGTGCACCAGTGTTGCACAGCACAGGACTACAAGTACGTGATTACATTCATGTCAACGATGTTACTTCATTGATAAATTTAGTAGCAGAAAATCCAAGAAAAGATTCTACCATCAATGTTTCGTCGGGCAAATTGATGTCGGTCAGAGCCATTGTTGACAACGTGCGTCTGGCACTGGATTCCAGCATAGAACCAGTGTATCAAGACAGTGAAAAATACTGGGATTCTTACACAAATTTGTTTGCTGGAGCTTACAAACTAGACAAATCAGTTATTGCCAAAGAAGTCAACAAGTTTGCTCTTGGCGATAATTCGCAGGCCAAGGAAGAATACAATTGGAATCCCAACACAGACTTAGAATCTCTAATACAACAAACAGCACAACAAATTAAGGACACATTATGATAGTTTGGTTTAATTGCAAAATCAGTGACGTACGACCTAACCCACAACCACGATATCATTTACGCAATGACAATCGTTTTGATATTGCTAGATACAGTTTTGCCAGCATGGCACCCTTGGAACCGCTGGTCAGCAAGTTTATTTTTAATTTAGAAATGGCCGACGGACATGCTGGCCAGGAAAAAGAAATGGAAGCATGGCTTAGATCTGTGTTGCCCGAAGACAAGTTGATTATGCATTGGCATCGTTGTGACTCGTACAGCCAGTGGCGAGAAAAACAACAAGAATTTGAAGCCATTGGTGATCCGTTTATTTTCATGGGCGGCAACGAAGATCATGTGTTTGTTGACAACAACATTGACATATTTGAAAAATTTGAAAGTACTCTGGCTGCTGATACTTCTATATTTGCCACTGCATTGACCACGCACTATCCAGAATGCATTAGAGCCAGTTATGTGCTGGGTGGCACATGGAATTCACCATTTGTTAAATATGTCACTGCCAACAACGACAGCAACAGAATTATCAAAAAAGAACTGTTTGATTGGTATCTAGAACAAGTAAGAGATCCAAATAAATTTATGTTTAGAACTGAACACTGGAATGATATTGTGGTGCCCGACAACAATGCATACACAGCAACCAAAGAGCAGTTCAGACACATTGACGGATATGCTCACGTTGGTATCAAAGCAGATCAAGCACCACCGTTGGAAATACCTCCAGGCTACTTTGAAAACAATATCAAAATACGCTATGGATTCAATGACCACCAAGCTGACTGTGTCAACATTAATCCATTGAGCGCAACGTTGTATGCTGAAGATGGAAAAGGTGCTGACTATAGATTTTGTCTTGAGGACATTCCAGCGTTTTGGAACAGCAGAATTTCCGAAATTGTTACCAACCCACAAGCAGACCTAGATGCCATGCGTGAATCCAGAGATGCTGACATATTGAAAATGTCAAGGATTCCATTTAATTGGCCGCACTTTGGCATTAACTTTGCTACGCAACCATATCCACCAGTGAGTTGGATCAACCCACACACCATTGCAGTAGAGTTTACAGATTAACAGTTCGGTTAAACGTAAATTGACCTACCGTAAAAAATTTGCTACAATACACCATTAGGAGAATAACATGAGTGACTACAATCGTTCTTTCAACGGCGACGCCAAAATTAAACTTACACAACTGATCAACGAGGGCATGGCTGTGCTCCAGGAAGTCGAAGATCTAAATGCAGGTCTCAATGAGACTATCAAGGCCATTGCCGAAGAACTAGAAATCAAACCTGCTACACTTAAAAAAGCAGTTAAAATTGCACACAAAGCCAAGTTAGGTGAGACCAATCGTGATCACGACGAACTCAATACCATTCTTGAAACTGTTGGTAAAACACTTTGATTGATATTATCTTTAATATCTTTGCTTGGATCAAAGATGACTGGCGCAGTAATCCGTTACGCTGTTTCTTAGAAATTGCCGCGTGGTTCCTTAGCATTGGTTGTAGTTTTACAATGATGCTGACTGTGCCCAATCCACCTTTCTTAATTTTATATCCACTGTTTATTGTACAATGTGCAATATTTGGCTGGGCGGCCTGGACTCGCCAAAGTTTTGGTATGTTGGCCAATTATATGCTATTGGTAACCATTGACAGTGTTGCGTTAACAAGAATGCTTGTTAATGCATAATTTATTGATTGTGCACACAATCAATGAAAATAACAAAACAAAGAAACAAACATGAGTTACGTTGACGCATTATTTGATAAACAAAAAGATCGCATTCACGTGGTAGAACGTATAAACGGCGAAAGGATTTATCAAGAATTTCCTGCTAACTATGTGTTCTATTACGACGACCCCAAGGGCAAGCACAGAACAATTTACGGTACTCCTGTGACTCGCTTTGCTACTCGCAACAACAAAGAATATCAAAAAGAGTTGCGTTTGCAAAACAACAAACGCATCTGGGAAAGCGACATCAAGCCTGTGTTTCGATGCCTTGAAGAAAATTACCTAGGCATTGAACCACCCAAACTACAAACATCCTTTTTTGACATTGAAGTTGACTTTGATCCTGTTAGAGGCTTCAGTCGACCCGAAGATCCATTCAATGCCATTACTGCTATTTCTGTTTATCTGGATTGGATGGATAAACTGATTACACTGGTGATTCCACCAAAGAGCATGAGTTGGGACACCGCAGAAGAAATTGCTGCCAGACACAGCGATTGCTTTTTGTTTGAGCGCGAAGAAGATCTATTGGATACTTTTTTGAACTTGATCGACGACGCAGATATTCTCAGCGGATGGAACTCAGAAGGTTTCGATATTCCGTACACTGTTGGACGCATTACTCGAGTGTTGAGCAAAGACGATACCCGAAGAATGTGTCTCTGGGGTCAATTTCCAAAACAAAGAGAGTTTGAACGTTTTGGTGCTGCTAACATTACCTTTGACTTGCTGGGACGAGTGCATATGGACTATATGCAACTATATCGCAAGTACACCTATGAAGAACGTCACAGTTATTCGCTGGATGCCATTGGCGAATACGAACTTGACGAACGAAAGACTGCTTACGAAGGCACATTAGATCAATTGTATAATCGAGACTTTGATAAGTTTATCGAATATAACAGACAGGATACTCGCTTGTTGGCAAAACTAGATAAGAAACTCCGCTTTCTAGATTTAGCCAACACCATTGCACATGACAACACAGTGTTGTTACCGACCACAATGGGCGCAGTTGCAACCACGGAGCAGGCAATTATCAATGAAGCACACAGTCAAGGATTGGTCGTACCCAACAGAAAAGGCAGAGAGTCAGAATCTGACAGCGAAGGTGAAAACACACAGGCGGCAGGTGCCTATGTTGCTTATCCCAAAGCAGGAATGCACAAATACATCGGAGCCATTGACATCAACTCGCTCTATCCCTCGGCTATTCGTGCCCTTAACATGGGCCCAGAAACAATCATTGGACAGCTAAGACCAGTGATGACTGACAATCTTATCAAGGAGCGTATAGCATCAGGCATGAGCTTTGCTGCGGCTTGGGAAGGATTGTTTTCTAGTCTTGAATACGAAGCTGTTATGAAAGGCGATCCCACTGTGGAAATCAGCATTGATTGGGAAGCTGATGGTACCACAGACGTGGTAAGTGCAGCAGATGTCTGGCGAATTATATTTGACAGCAACAAGCCCTGGATTCTAAGTGCCAATGGTACAATTTTTACCAATGAACGCAAAGGAATTATTCCCGGTCTACTGGAGCGTTGGTATGCTGAGCGTAAACAAATGCAGGCCAAACTCAAAGAAGTACAGACTTCGGGCACGCCAGAAGAATCTGAATACTGGGACAAACGTCAGTTGGTTAAAAAGATTAACTTGAACAGTTTGTATGGTGCTATTCTTAATCCAGGCTGTAGATTTTTTGACCATCGTATTGGTCAAAGTACTACACTGTGTGGTCGTAGCATTGCCAAACACATGGACAGTTTTGTCAACGAAGCAATAACCGGTGAATACAATCACGTGGGTGATGCTGTTATCTACGGTGACACTGACTCTGTTTACTTTAGTGCCTGGCCGATTGTAAAGAAAGATGTCGAAGAAGG